GTATTATCATCTTGGTAAGCACTTTCGTCCCAATAAATAGCCCATCTCCATACAACAGGGTCTGCTCCATCATTATGTATAGTTGGAGTTGTAATTGGAGCTTGCCAATCGTCATTTTCATCTAATGCCCAAGATTCAAAAGGTTTAGGTGAAATAAATTTATCTTTTACCGAGTCATAAGTATATTTAAGACCGGCATATTGTTTTCTAAAATTATGATTGTAAGAAGTTTGTACCCACACATCATCTGTTTTGTGTACTTTATTTAAAAAAGCAACACCAAGACTTTCTTGTTCAACTCCTTCACTATCTTGTATTGTTTGATTTGAAACCGATTGAACGTCGATAACAATTCCATTTTCGTCAATTTTTGCAAAGTGTGCCATTATGCTGTGTACGTCCCTGTTCCAGTAAATTTAATAATTGTATTACTACCTGAAGTAGTAATTGTAGGTGAACCTGATGTAGTTCCTGTATAGTTTGCAGTTGGCATTTTTAATATAACAACACCTGTTCCACCATTAGCAGCTCGAGAAGGGTTAACATCTGGTGTAGATCCTCCACCGCCACCGCCACCTAAATTAGCAGTTCCTGCTGTTGCAGCCGTAGGACTAGGAGATGGGTTTCCATGAGCACCAGTTCCACCGCCGCCACTTCCGCCACTTTTTGTAGCGTTGTGGGCTCCACCACCACCGCCGCCAGCGTAAGTAACTGAACCACCAGTTATTGAAGATGCTCGACCAGATCCGCCAGTTCCGCTAGCACCACTTCCACCATTTCCATTAGCTCCACCACCACCTCCGGCTTGACCGCCAGGTTCCCCTGCGCCACCATTATTTCCTTGATCTGGTGAAAGATTTGGTATGTCTCCACTTCCACCGCTACCGTTGAAAGCACCTCCACCACCACCAGAACCACCATTTCCACCAGTAGTATTATATCCACCGCCGTAACCACCACCAGCCGTTGTATAAGTAGTTAAACCTGCACCTGCTACAGATGAATTACCACCTGTACCACCATTAGAATCTGCTGAACCATTGCTGCTACCTCCACCACCAACTGTTGCAGTTATTTGTGTGCCTGAAACAACCTGAGAGTAAGTATCCGTATAGAATCCTCCGGCACCACCGCCTCCGCCACCTTCTGAGTTACCGGCGTTTCTACCATTACCACCACCACCGCCTCCTGCGATTAGTAAATACTCTATATCATATGGGGGTAGACCACCTTGTTGTTGTCCAAATCCTCTTGAAGATGCTGCTGCTCGAGTTGCTATTAAAGGCATTTTATATTATCCTTTTATTATGCATATTGCGTTAAAGAAGCAAGTACTGTGTAGGTTGCGTCTCCTGTTTTAATAACAGTATAAACATAAGAATCAATAGAATTAGCATTTCCTTCAGTAGGCGCTGATCCTCCTTGCCATTCTGTTGTAACACCTGATGTAGTTCCATCTACTTGAACAGTAGAATTTACATATTCAGAACTGCCGATAGTTACTAAGTGACAAAGCGTTAAAGATTCTCCTGTTGCCATGATAGTATTCATCGTTGTAGAACCATCTCCTCTAAGATTAATTGTCCAATCTCCTGAAGCGTTTGTTGTGTAATACCAAACAGCTTGAGTTAAGGCATCAAAATTTTTAGTTCCGGTAGCTGCAGTTGCTTCTACTGTAACTTTTTCTGCAACGGCTTGAATTTTTCCTTGACCAGTAATTGTAAATTTTCCATAGCCATTAGGAGCCATAGTCATAGCACCATTAGCTGCGTCTGTAATTGTAAATGTTCCAGAATTAGTTCCAGAGTTTGTGTCTAATATTAAATCATTAGCACCACTTGATGTAAGTGTAGCTGCAGCTGCTCCCGTACCAAATACAGTTTCCCCTGATCCTTTTGGTTTAATAGCAATGTCTATGTTTGAGTCACCACCTGTTGCAGATAGTGTTGGATCATTACCTGTTGCTGCGTTAGCTAATGTAAATTCATTAACTGCTGAACCTGTAGCTGTTAATAAAAATAATTCATTTCCGTTAGTGTCTAAAATAGATGTTCCAATTTTAGGTGATGTTAAAGTTTTATTAGTTAAAGTTTGTGTTCCAGTTAAAGTTACATCTCCATCTGCTGTTGAAAAACCTGTATCGAAAATACCTGTATTTGTTGAAACACCGTCTGCGTAAAGTATTTTAAATCCTTTTTCTCCTGCTCCCCAAGTAACTGTTGCACCTGAACCAGATATTGCTTTTATTTGAACTGTAGGAGTACCTGCACCATCTGTAGTAGCATTATTAATAATGTAAAAATTTTTCATGTTAACAGGAATAGTAACTATTTGGTTACCTGTGATAGATCCTGTAAGTTTTATAATTCTGTTTTGAGCTTTACCTGATAATGCTCCATCTACTACAAGTAGATTAGTGGTTTGTGCACCACCTGCAATAGATTGCTCTACATATCCACCAGAAATTTGTTCTACTAGATTTAAGTTTGCGTTAGTTTTTGTCCCCCAAGTACCGGCATTTTCACCGGTTGCCATTAGCTCTATACCGAGCTCTGAATAAGTTGATGCCATAATTTTGTACTCCTAATAAATGTTATTTATATTGTTAATTGAATAGCAAGTCAACCTCTTTATCCAGCATGATTTTTTTCAGTATAAGAGGCACTTGTGTTGTATGTCTTAATTGAATAAGACGCACTAGTATTATAACTTAAATCTCTAGTATATAAAGGAGAAACTTCACCTAATGAAACAGTTGCGGATTGACCAGTTAATCCCACAACATCTGCTGGTGCTATTGCTCCTACACTTCCCGTTAAAGAACTAGGGGCAGTTAATCCAATTGTCATCTGGTCTAAAGAAATTGATCCTACTGTTGAGGTAGCACTTACTCCTGTTATATTTACCAGTTCAACATTTACTACTTCTAACTCACCTACTGAAGAAGTTGCTGCAATTCCAGTTAATCCTATAGCCATGCCAGTTGGTGTAATTTCACCTACTGAAGAAGTTGCTGCAATTCCAGTTAAAGGAACTCCTATTTCTAAACCAATACTTCCAACAGCTGTTGTACCTACTCCAGCTGAACTAATTGGTTCAGTGCTTACACCAAATGCTACTCCTGGTGTTCCTACTGATGCTGTAGCAGATTGACCACTTAATCCAATACCCATTTCAGTTGGAGTTATTTCTCCGACACTTGTAGTTGCTACTCCACTAGATTCTACATCAACAACAACTGTCATTGCTGATTCACCCCAGTTTTCAAAACCCCAAGTATCTCTACCCCAACCTTGTTCGTTAAATGCTGAAACTTCTCCAACAGAAGAAGTTAATCCAAATCCTGTTAATGTAACAACCGGTTCATCGGTATCACCCCACGGCTCAAGGCCCCAGTTATCTCTACCCCAACCTGCATTAGAACTAACCTCTGTTAATGCTCCGACAGCAGTTGTACCTACACCAGCTGTACTAATTGGAACTTTGATTTCTGTAGTTAGAGTACCAAGTGAAGATGTTAAACCTGTAGGTGCAGTAAGTGGAACAAGAAATTGAACTCCTGCTGATCCTACTGAAGCTGTTAATCCTGATGGTGCTGTTAATAAAACAGAGTAATCAACACCCCAACCTAAATTACCCCATGTACGTCTACCCCAACCTTCTTCATTGAAAGCTGTTAAAGAACCTGTTGATGATGTTAAACTTAAACCAGTTAATGTTACATCTAATCCACTTTCACCCCAGTTTTCAAAACCCCATGTATCCGAACCAAAACCTTGTTCTGGAAAAGCTTCAACTGCTCCAATTGATGAAGTTAATGATTGTCCTGTTAATGATTGTGCAACGGTATTAGACTGCCAGGTGTTCTGTCCCCATGCTACTGAAGGACTATCACCACCCCAGATCGATGCCATAAGGAACTACCTCCTTATGCTATTCTGACTATAGCTGTTGATGCTGCTGCTGCAGGAAATTGAATTGTAAATGTTCCGCTTGATACAGTTTTATCTCCACCAAATGCCACGACACAAACTGCTTTGTCTGATTGTGTATCGTTATAAATTAAACATCCATTTGCTGTAAATGAAGCTGATGTCCAAGATACGTCTGCAAAATCACAGACTGCAGTCGAGCCGTCTAAGACAGGTGTAACACTTGTTATTGTTTCTCCGCCTGCTGAATAAGCTGAACCAGATGTGTTTGAAATTTCATTTGATGAACTATAAGCTGTAGTGCCTGCACCTAAAGATGCTGAACTTGTATACAATGCTAATTTAAATGCATTTCCAGACGATGCGGTAAAGTTGTGTGTACCAACTAAAATTTCTTGTTTGAAACTATTACATATTGCTGATGATATTGACATAATTTTTTTCTCCTAATTATTGAGGCGGTGACTCGATTGGAATTCTTAGTGTACCATCCGTGTAATCGTCTCGTCTTCTTCTTCCAATTTGCATTGCTGCAAACTTTTGTAGTTCTGTTTTATACTTTTGCTCGTATAATGTCAACATATCAGTTGGACCTTTTAAGAAAGTAAATGCTTCTGCTAAACAAGCATATAAAAGCCCATTGGGAAAATATTGACTAACATATGTAGTGGTATTACTGCCGCTTAAAGCTTGTGGTAGTTTGTTATAATGAATAATATATTGATAATTAGCGTCTGGTGTAGGGGCTAAATACATACCTCCAGACGTGCTAGAAGACACTCCTGTAGCACCTCCAAACATAGAGTAGTATTTAGGGTATCCTGTAACATCTACTCCCGATGCAGTAGATCCTGATGGTCCTGTTAAATTACCAATATACTCTGATATAAAAGTTTGATCACGTCTTTCTAACCACTGACCTTGTTCATTAGTGTTTGCAGTAGATGGAAATACTTGTACACCTCTTACAAATAAACATTCAGCTGGTACATTTATACTTTGAGTATCTGTTGCAAACTGTGCTTGTGCTTGTCTTCTGTCAGAATCCATAGGAAGATCATATGCAATTCTGTATTCTGAATTCATAATAAATTGATCTACAATAGTAGATGTAAATACGTTAGCATCTACTTCTGAGTAATCTCTAATTGCAGTTGTTAGTGTTGCGTATGTAAATCCAGCCATAATTAACTTCTATCATTTACGGGTCCAATTGTACACTGAAAACCGCCTCCTGTTGCCGTGCTTGTAGCATTAGATACTAAAGGCACAGTTAATGAATTATATATTATTTTTGTAGCAGGTTGTGCTCCTGTATTAAAAGTTGTTCCTACAGCTGTTGCAAGATATGAGCCATAAATTTTTGCACCGGATGTGTGAGCAATCGCTGTAGTATTAGATGGAGTTACTCCTCTAAATGGTGCAGCTGTTCCACGTGTGCATCCTGTTAATGTGTGTGTAGATCTACCGGTATATTGAATAGTTTCATTTGCAAATGTTCCAACTAATAATGGATTAGTAATTGTGCCAACATCTAAATCAGTTTGTGTGTAAACTTTTTCTATAACAATATATCCAGCTGTTGGAAATTCTGACCCATCAGTTAAAACAATTGAAGTAGCAGAATCATTTATATTTGCATTTAATGTTGTAGATAATTCTAAAGTTGTAATTGCAACTCCACCTACCGGTTGTTTAACATCACTAAATCTTACATAAGACGTGCCTTCATTTAAACCATTACCTGGAAAAGAAACACTTAAAACTTTAGATGCTGCGGTTGTTGTAAATGGATTTTCAGGTAAGATATCTGTTACAGGAAACTCGACTCTTGCAGGTCTTGCATGTTTTAATCCTTGTGGATCAGCTCCCACTGGATGTGGCTCTAATTGTGGTTGTTTAGGTTCAAATTCAGATGTGTGCACCCATGCACCGGTCCACTCTTGCACCATTTCTCTATATGGAAAAGCTGCGCCGGATCTATCAGAGATCGCTAATGCTCTACTACCTTTTGCAAATCTAGCCATTATATATTTGGATAGTATGTCTTCGGAGTAATAAATGTGCTAGCTGCAGAACCATCTTCAGATAATGCTCTAGCAAGTTCATCCTCGTACAACAACTTCATCTCCTGTGTTCTTTGTGGTGCAAACTTCATAGATAAATAATAGGACAGTCCTGAAACCATACATGGTACAAATCTAAAAGGTGTGTCACTCGCGTTAGTATAAGCTCCTACATCTTGAATTCTTCTTACATAATAAACATTTAAAAAATTTGATGCAGCAGTAGAATTAGGTAAAGGATAAATAGTTAATGTAACTTTATCTATAAATCTTTGTACCCAAAATTGTGAAGG